TGTACAGCTGGAAGCCAGCAAAGACATACTTGACAGGAATGGCTTACGAGCACCAGATAGGGTTCAACACTCAGTCGTGGGAAACCTCAAAGTGAACATTGATCTCTCCTAGTCAGGTGGGGGGTTCAAAAACGCAAAGCGTTTGATAGTGATACATGTCTAACACACAACAAAGCTCAAAAAAGCTCTATAACCTAACTCAGATAGTAAACTGGAGTAGGAAAGAGGAGCAAGAACATAAGGTATGTTGTCGGTGTGGTAAGTGGGGAGCTATCGCTCTAAAGGAAAAATATGGAAACTATTACTTCTTATGCGCAGATCATTGGCAAGAAGATCCGTCATACATGGATCAGTAGTATATTTAATATATTTTTAAGGAGAAAAAGGCTCAAAGAACCTGATGAACACGCTATATGGTGGGGATCAGATTCTTATTGAGCTTTGATTAGGGAATGTGCCTCGTTCTTTGTAATAACGATAAGCCCAATGCCAGTTACCTTTGTATTCTGTTTGTAAGAAATCCTTGACATCTTTGTCAGGTTCTTCCAACCAGAGTTTAATTGCCTTGAATAGTTTTTTCATGCCTTCTATTTAAACATCTCATTAAAGAAATCTAGTGCTAAAAACACACAACAGATATGATGTCAAGCCACATTTAGTGTGCATTGTATATATTTTGAATAAAGATAATCTTTTCTTGACGCATAGATAGAGCTGATATAAGCTAAACTAAGTCTGGTTAAGACTAAAGCGTTAGTGTTGCAACACTCTAATAGATTGGAGAATAATGGTAGCTAAAAAATTTCAAAATCCTAAAGGTGGATTAAATGAAGCTGGTAGAAAACACTTTAAGCAAACAGAAGGAGCTAATTTAAAAGCACCTGTTAAATCAGGTACTAATCCTAGAAGGATATCCTTTGCAGCTAGATTTGCTGGTATGAAAGGCCCAATGAAAGATGAAAAGGGCAGACCTACTAGAAAAGCTCTTGCTTTAAAAGCATGGGGATTTGGCAGTGAAGCATCAGCTAGAAAATTTGCAGCTAATAATAAAAAAACTTGAGTAGTAAATCAAAGATTAAAGGTACTCGTGTAGAACGAGATATTGTTAAATTGTTTGAATCAATAGGTTTTTCTGCAAGAAGGCAACCTATGTCAGGAGCTATTCAGGATTTTCCACATGATGTTTATGTTAATGATCTATTTGACGGAACAACTATAGAAGTTAAAGCTAGAAAGAATGGAGCTGGATTTGCCCAATTAGATAATTGGAAAGGTGGAGCTGATATTCTTATCTTGAAAAAAGACTTTGAAAATCCTAATGTGTATGTAGAATGGAAATTCTTTAAGGAGTTATTAGATGTCTATAGACAACATAGATTCGGAAGTGAATCTAGAGAACAGGAAGATATTTCAAATAAGCTGGGAAGAAAGACAAGCTCTGAGAAAAATAGTACGAAAGGTACATTTAAAATTCCTTCCAGAAAGTTCGATCAGCAACAGGGAGTGCGACAAGCTGATAGAAAGTCTTGGGCCCTCGATCAGAGAAAAACTTATCAAAAAGCACATAGACAATCTTTAAAAGATGCCAGAGCTAAATTACAAGCCTCATGGAGAGGTACTAAAGACATTTCTCAAATGTAATGATTTCTTTCGTGGTTTAAGAGGCCCTGTAGGATCAGGTAAATCTGTTGCATGCTGTATAGAAGTATTTAGACGAGCTTTACAACAAGAACCTAGCAAGAATGGTAAAAGAAAATCTCGGTGGGCTGTCATCAGAAATACAAACCCACAGTTAAAAACTACTACTATCAAGACATGGTTAGATTGGTTTCCTGAGCAAGAGTTTGGAAACTTTGCATGGTCAGTACCATACACACATCATATCCATGTAGGAGATGTAGAACTAGAAGTTATATTTTTAGCTTTAGATAGACCTGAAGATGTAAAGAAATTACTATCATTAGAGCTTACAGGTATATGGATAAATGAAGCTAGAGAATTACCTAAGAGTATTATTGATGCTTGTACAATGCGTGTAGGTAGATATCCTTCAATGAAAGATGGTGGGCCTTCATGGTATGGTGTTATTGCAGATACCAACGCACCAGAAGAAGATCATTGGTGGGCTATAATGGCTGGAGATGTACCAGTTCCTGAACATTTATCTAGAGAAGAATCTATAATGTTAGTTAAACCTGATGATTGGAGCTTTCATACACAGCCTTCTGCTATGTTAGAGAAGAAAAATAGCAAAGGTGAACTAGAAGGATATATCAATAATCCTAATTGTGAAAATAAAACAAACTTAACACAAACATACTATCCTAATATTATCAAAGGTAAGACCAAAGGGTGGATAGATGTTTATGTAATGAATAAACTAGGATCTATTGAAGAAGGTAAACCAGTTTATCCTAGTTGGAATGAAGATGTACATTTATCTAAAGAGCCATTAGAGCCTTTAAATAACACAATATTTATTGGAATTGACTTTGGATTAACACCAGCTGCTGTGTTTGGTCAAAAATTAGCAGACGGAAGGTGGTTAATTCTACAAGAACTAGTTTGTTTTGATATGGGAATTACAAGATTTTCTGAATTATTAAAAACAGAAATAGCAAAAAACTATAGAGGGCAAGATTTAGAAATATATGGAGATCCAGCTGGAGATTTTAGGGCGCAGACTGATGAATCAACACCATTCCAAATATTAAGATCGCAAGGATTAAGAGCTATACCAGCTCCAAGTAATGATGTTGCTTTAAGAACTGAGGCTGTAGAAGCAGCTTTGAATAGAATGGTAGACGGAAAGGCTGGCTTCTTACTAAACTATAGCTGTATCAATCTAAAAAAGGGGTTTAATGGGGGTTATCACTATAGGCGACTGCAAACATCTGGAGATCGCTATGATGAAAAGCCTATGAAGAATAGATATTCGCATGTTCACGACGCTTTACAATATTTAATGCTAGGTGCTGGTGAAGGTAGGTCTTTAATTGCTGGAAAAACAAGTAAACCTGTAGTAGCTAAAACTAGAAATTGGAATATATTTGATAATAAAACTAGAAAAAAATCTATATGGCAAAACAGAAAAGGGTTTTAGTATTCTTTCTACAGAATGATGACTTTCATAGATCAATAAAATTTTTTAAACATGGATTTAAACATTGTGGGGTATTATTTTATGATACAGACTGTAATCATTGGATTATTGTAGAATATATCTATGGTCAATTATTAATTGAAGTCTTACCTACTAATAAAGCTGATGCCTTCTTTAAACTATTAAAGATTAAAAAAGCTAAAGTATTACAAGGAGATTGTGTATTTAATCATACTAGATTTCCTACTATAATGAAATCTTGGATTAAAGAACATAGTTGCGTATCTTATGTACAAAGATTACTAGGATTAAATAAATGGTGGATATTTACACCTTATCAGTTATATTGTGCGTTGAAAAAACATAATTACTGTGAAATAGAGTTATAAATGGGAAGTTTATTCGGATCAAGTAAGCCTCGTAAATCAGAATATGAGCTAGAACAAGAAAGAAGATTAATAGAAGAACAAAAAGCTGCTGATGAAGAAAAAGCTAAATTAGTAGCAGCTGAAGAAAAAAGAAAGAAACGAATTGCTAAAGGACTAATTGGCAGTCGTTCTCTATTTGCTAGAGCTGGTGGTAGAGGTTTTTATGATGAATCAGGAAAAGAAATAAGCTAATGGGAGCAGAAAAAGGATCAGCATCTAAAGGTGGAATGTCTAATAAATCTGCTGCTACAAATCCTGTAGTACAAGGTATTAGAGCAGATGAATATGCTAAAGAAAAATTAGGAATAATAACTACAGTAGCTGGGCCAGTAACAGGAGCATCAACAAGTCCTACTGGTTTTATTTCTACTAAAGTTTCAAATCAAATGTATGGATCTGAATATCAACAAGCTAGAAATGAATACTTAGCTTCTCAAGGTTTAGGAACTATGCAATCAAATGGATCTTTTACAACTGGTGTTCAAACAGATAAAGGATTAGTTTTTACTAAAACTGCTAATGCAGCATATGAAGCATCTAAAAGACAACCTATGCCATTGTCAAAACAAATGTATGAATCACAACAACTTTTTAAACAAGGAGCATTTGTTATCATGGGTGCATTAATGGGAGTTCCTTCTTTAGGAATAACAGCAGCACAATATACATCTACACCTTACAGTGATTATGTAAAAAATTATGTTAGTGTAGGTAGATCTTCTGTTTCGTATACAGCTCCAAAAAGTAGTAGTAATGAATCTACTACAACAATACAAGATACTCCTAAAACTACTACAGATGTTGTTTCAGCAGAAAGAGGAGATAAAGAAGCAGCTGCAAGAATTGCAAGAATGCAAGAACTAACAGCAGCATCTGCAAGAAAATTTTATAAAATATCTGGTAAAAGTATTACTGGATCAATGAAAACACAATAATGCCATATGTACCTGTATTTGAAGTAGAAGAAGAACAATATGGTAGTCTAGATCCTAGAGTACAATATTTCTTAAAAAAGTATAAAGAAGCCGAATCAATACACGATCATTGGAAAGACAAGTATGAAGAAGCCTATGAATATACTATGCCTCAAAGAGAATCTTTTTATGAAGAAACTATTGCTGAAAGAAGAACAGATAAAATCTTTGATGAAACTGCTGTTGTAGGTATTCAAGAATTTGCATCTAGATTACAATCAGGACTGGTTCCAACCTATGGTCGTTGGGCAAACTTAGAAGCTGGTGTAGAAATACCAGATGATGTTAAACCTCAAGTAAACGAACAACTAGATGCTATTACTAATTACATATTTGAAGTATTAAGTGGATCAAACTTTAATCAAGAAGTACACGAAGCATTTATGGATCTTGCTATTGGTACTGCTGTATTACAAATTGAAGAAGGAGATTCAATTAATCCATTAAGATTCACTGCCGTTCCTTTGCCCAAAGTAATGTTAAATAATGGGCCAGATCAAAAAGTAGATACAATTTTTAGAAAAAGAACAATGTCTTATAAACATTTGAAAGTTGCTTATCCTAGAGCAGAACTAGGAGAAAGAACAATGAAATGTTTAGAAGATTCTCCTAATAAAAAATGCATTGTTGTTGAATGTGTTTATAAGATGTATGACAAGCCAAATGAAGAAAGATATAAATATCAAGTTGTCTGTTTAAAAGAAAAAGAAATGATCTTAGAACAAGAACTAAAAGGTGATGGTTCTAATCCATATATTGTATTTAGATGGAATAAAGCTAGTGGTGAGGTGTATGGTCGTGGCCCAGTGTTTAATGCTATGGCTGCTATTAAGACTACTAACTTAACTGTAGAAATGATTTTACAAAATGCTCAGATGAACATATCTGGTATTTATACTTATGAAGATGATGGTGTTATTAACCCTGAAAATATTAACCTCGTTCCGGGCAGTCTTATTCCAATAGCTCCAAATAGTAGAGGATTACAAGCATTACCACCAGCTGGTAGGTTTGATGTTGCTCAATTAATTTTACAAGATATGAGAAGCAATATTAAAAAAGCTCTTTACATGGAAACATTAGGTAGACCTGAAGGTACACCTATGTCAGCTACTGAAGTTGCTGAAAGAATGGCAGATCTATCTAGACAAATAGGTTCCTCTTTTGGAAGATTACAAGCTGAATTTGTAAATCCATTATTACAAAGAGTTATTAGAATATTAATTAAACAAGGAAAGATTGATATCCCAAAAGTCAATAACAGAAAAGTTAAGATTGTTGCAACATCTCCACTATCTAAAGCTCAATATCAACAAGATGTTGCAGATGTGTTAAGATTTGCAGAAATCATTGGAACAACATTTGGCCCTCAAGTATTAAATATGGTTACTAAACAAGATGAAATAGCTAGATATTTGGTAGATAAAATGGGATTACCTGAAAAATTAATTAGATCAAAAGAAGAACAGGCACAGATAATTCAACAGTTGCAATCACAAATGCAACAAGGTACAAATACTGATGTCATGGGAAACACTGGTCAGCCACAAGGTTGATATAAAAACTCAACAAATAGATACTGATTTTGCTATTGTCTTTTCAAGTGAACAAGGCAAAAAGGTATTAGAATATCTTGAATCTATGACTATAAATGCTACTGTATCTCCACAGACACCTAGTAGTAATTTATGGCATCTGGAAGGACAAAGATATTTGTTAAACTTAATTAAGTTAAGAATCAAAAAAGGACAAAATAAAAAATGAGTGAAGAACAATCACAAGATACACAACAACAAGATTTTGTAGTTGCTGAAGAAAATAAAACTGAATCTTCAAAACCTGAATATGTACCTAGTAAATTTTGGGACGCAGATAAGAATGAAATTAATGTTGAAGAACTAAGTATGTCTTATACTGCTCTAGAAAAAAAATTAGGACAAAGAACAGAATCATTAGTTAATGATATTAGAGAAGAAGTAAAAGGAGAAATTGCATCAAGAGCTCCTGAAGAATATGTTATTCCTGATCTAGAACTTCCTGAAGGTGTTAATATAGATATTAATACTGAAGAACCTATGCTTCAATGGTGGGCTAACACAGCAAAACAAGCTGGACTATCTCAAGAACAATTTGCTGAAGGTATAAAACAATTTGTTAATAATGAAATAGCTGGATTACCTGATATTAATGCTGAAAAAGATTTATTAGGAGAAAATGCAGATCAAAGAATAGAATCAGCAAATCTATGGGCTAAAAAGAATTTAACTCCAGATTCTTATGATGCCATAGCACAATTTGCTGCTAAAGCAGATGGTGTTAGAGTTATTGAAGAATTAATGAATCTAACAAAAGATGCTCCTATTCCACAACATGAAACAGAAATAGATGTTAAACCTTCTCTTGCAGATTTAAGATCTATGATGAATGATCCTAGATATTATGAAGATGGTAAAAAAGATCCAGCGTATATTGAAAAAGTTACCAAGCTCTTTAACAAATACGCAACTTAATAACTGTCCTTCAGTTAGAGTTTTATGGAGAGATGCTATTAGTTATGCTACATGGGAAGATCCTGAGCTTGTAAAGAAGTATAAACCAGCCATAAATTGTACAGAAGGTAAGTTATTAATAGAAAATAATGATGTGGTAATTACATTTGCAACTTGGAATGATACAGACATAGGTGATATATCTGTTATTCCTAAAGAAAATGTAATAGAAATTGTGCGTTGATTTTTTCCTAAAACTATGTAAGTCCTTGTCCTAAGACCTCATTTGGCTTTAGGATCTGCCTGTTATCAGATAACAGATCTCACCCAAAGAGATAATCTTGATAATAATAACGAACAAACAAAGGAGAAAATATGAGTTCGCAAATAAGTAATGCTTTTATTACTCAGTTTGAAGCTGAAGTACATATGGCATATCAAAGAAAAGGTTCGAAGCTCAAAAATCTTGTTCGTGTAGTTAATGGTGTATCAGGTGAATCTGTAAAGTTCCAAAAAGTAGGAACAGGTGAGGCAACTTCCAAAGCTAGACACGCAGAGGTTGTAGCTATGAATATTTCTCACACTAATGTTACAGCAACATTAGCAGATTTTTATGCATCTGACTATGTAGACAAGTTAGACGAGCTAAAAACCAACATTGACGAAAGAGCAGTAATCGCAAACAACGCAGCTTATGCTCTTGGTAGAAAAACTGACAGCATCATAACAGACGCTATGGCATCTGCTACTACACTAGCAAACAATGCTGGTGCGCAGGGTGGAACAGTAGCAACTGATATGAATGTTGCTAAGTTCCAAGAAATGCAAGCTCTATTTGGTACAAATGATGTGCCAGATGACAATCAGCGTTACTGGGCTATTGGGCCTAATCAATGGTCTGATTTATTAGCAGACGATCAGTGGTCAAGAATGGAATATATTGGATCTAACGAATTACCATTTGCTGGTATGAACTACACAGCAAAAAGATTCTTAGGATTCTTAACATTCGTACATTCTGGGCTAGACACATCTGGATCAACAGATAGACACACAATCGCATGGCACAAATCATCTATGGGCTTAGGCGTTGGATCTGAAGTAAGAACTGAAGTAAACTACATTCCTGAGAAAGTAGCTCACTTAATGACATCTTACTTATCAATGGGTTCAATCCTAATTGACACTAATGGTATTAGAGTGCAGAAGTGCGCAGAGTAAGGAGATAAATTATGGCATATGAATCAAGTAATCCTTTAAAAAAGATTGCTCAAGGTGGTGCTGGTAATAACATCTGGTTTTACTCTGATGATGATACTATCGCTGCAATAGCAACTTCAGGATATTTCAACTCTGCTTACAAAGAAGTAAGAGAGAATGATGTAATCCTGTGTGTTGGTTCTAATGGTGGTTCACAAACTGTAGATATCCTAGTGGTAACTTCAGATACTGGTGCAACTACTGTTACAGTAACTAACGGATCATAAAGGAATGGGGGGTTAATACCCCCCTTTTCAATAGGAAAATAATATGGCAATAACACAAGTTATCAAAGGATTAGCAAAAGGTACACAAGAGCTAATTAAGAAAAAAGGTGGAGCAGCTATTAAAGCTAGTAGAAAAGCTCCAGCTATGGCTAAAGAAGGTTTAGCTAAAGCTAAAAATATTTCAACTAAAGCAACCAGTTCATTAAAATCAACTGTCAAAAAAGCTGCTGAAACTAGAACAGCACAAATGGCTACTGAAGGTTCTAAAAAAATAGCAGCTAAAATTGGATCTAAAATTCCTACCAAAGCTAAAGAAAGATTATCTAAAGCTATGGAAAAAACAGCTTCAGTTACAAGAGCTGGAATTGCTGGATCTAAGAATGTTATGAACAAAGCAAGAGATTTAGGAAACATTGCTGCTACTGCAACTAAAAGAGCAGCTGTAGGTGGTGCTGGTATTGCTGCTGCTAAAACAATTAAAGGAGTTAAAAAAGCAGCTGAAGCTGGTAAACAATTTGCATCTGAAAAACCATTTGCTGCTGGAATGCTAACACAAACTGCAATAGATTTACCAATTCTTGTAGGTGCAACTGCGTTAGCTGCTTCTGTAACAACTGCTAATACTCCTAAAGAATCATTATACAAACAAGAAAGAATGAATGATGGTACTTTTTCTACTACATATCAAGATCCTAACAAAAATAAGGTAGTTACTACAAAACAACTTTCATCTAAAGATACAGATGCTATTAGAAGTTATATAGCTGTATTAGATAGCATTGTTGTTTCTGATAATCCTAATGGTAGAAAAAATGAATTTATAGCAGTGTTAGATCAACTTTCTAGAAAGTATGGAGTATCTAGTATACAAGGTAAAAATTTATCTATAATGTTACCAAGCTAATGGCAGAAAAATGGATTCAAAAAGCTATTAAGAAAAAGGGTGCTTTAAGAGCCACTGCATCAAGAATGGGTTTGCTTAAATCAGGCGAAACCTTATCTGAAAAAGATTTATCAACTATGAAAAAGAAAGCTGTAGCTGGTAATAATACTTTACTAAAAAGAAGAATAGCACTAGCTAAAACATTAAAGAAAATGAAAAAATAATGGCAACAACAAAAATAGATATAGTTAATAGAGCTTTAGTATTAGTAGGTGCAAATAAAATTGCATCATTTTCAGATAATTCTACTGAGGCTAATGTTGCTGATGAATTATATGAAGAATATGTTGAATCATTATTAACAAGATCTCGTTGGGATTTTGCAACTGAGCAACAACAATTATCATTACTAGCAACTGCTCCTACAGGTAGATATGAATATGCATATCAAATGCCAACTAGTCCAGCTGTATTGCATATACACACTATAACTGTAAATGATTTTCCAATTCAATACGAAAGATATGGTAATAAAATATTTGTTAATGGATATGGTTCTAATAGTGTTTTAGTTATGGATTACATATTTAGACCTGAAGAAAATTTATTCCCAGCATATTTTAGACATGCCTTAATTAATAAATTAGCAGCTGCATTTGCTGGATCTATTGCTAGAGATGCTGCTATGATAAATCAATTTGATACTTTGGCTGAAAGACACTTATTAATTGCTAGAAATACTGAAAGCCAACAAACAACAACTAATAGACTAAATACAGATAAATTTCTTACAAGTCGCTGGAGTACAAGAAGTGGCAAGATTGGATCTTAATGCCCAGAAAAGTACGCCAAGTTTATACCAACTTCTCAGCTGGTGAATTAAACCCTCTCCTTAATTCAAGAACTGATGCTCAATCATATTTTGAAGGAGCTAAACAATGTCGTAATTGGTTTTTATTAGATGAAGGTGGATTAATGCGTAGACCAGCTACTAGCTATTTACAAACACTAGTAGGTAAAACTAGGCTAATTCCTTTTGTATTTTCTGAAGATGAAGTAGCGATTTTTGCTTTATCTGATGGCCGATTAGATGTGTATGATGTTGATGGTGCTGTAATTCAATCTAATATAACAAGTGGTGTTAATTGGGTAGAATCACAATTATTTGAACTTAACTTCGCACAATTTGGAGATACTGTTTTTTTAACTCACAGAGATAATCCTATATTAGAAATTAAAAGAACTAGTGCTACAACATTTACTGTTAGTGCTTTTCAATTTGAGATTGACGAAGATATTAGTGTATCTGGTGTAAGTAAAATACATTCTCCATTTTACAAATATGATGATGCTAGTGTTACAGTAACATTATCTACTGGAGCTACTGGTACAGGAAGAACTGTAACAGCAAGTAGTCCTGTATTCTTATCTGATTGTGTTGGACACTATTTAAAAGTAGATGGATCTCAAATGAAGATTACTGGTTATACAGATGCTAGTAATGTTACTGTAACTATTATTGAAACTGTAGCTGCTGGTGCTGGCCCTCATTATGATTGGGAAGAAGAATTAATTTCTGACCACAGAGGATATCCACAAGCTGTATCATTTCACGATAATAGACTTTGGTTTGGTGGTGTTAAATCTAAACCTTCTGCTATTGTAGCAAGTGAAATAGGTGGTTATAGAAATTTTGATGTAGG